CTACATCGGCAAGCAGCTTATCGATGACAAGCAGACCGGCACGATCACGATCACCGTGGGCGGCTCGTCGCTTGTGTCGAAGGGCGGCACGGTGCAGTCTTCGACGCTGACCCTCGCCACGCAGGATGCCGTTCGGGGTCAGGCCACCATCCGCATTGTTCGCTAGTCCGTGACGGAGGCCCGTCATGGCGCACTACGCTGCGGGCGTTACGGCTTCGTGGAGAACCACCGCGCTCGGTGAGATCACCGAGTTGAGGGTGAACTACGGCGGCAGCCTGCCGATTGCACGCGGCACGACTGTCGCTGGCGTGACTCCGTGGGCACTTGACCTCGGGACTATAGATGTCAGTGTCCTGAGCAATGTCGGCTTTTCTGTCAATGAATACGGACAGAAGGGCGTGCTCGCGTTTGGCGGCACGGCGGTGAACCAGACAGCCACGACTCAAATCGTGACGGTCGGGTTCACCACGAAGGCCATCTGCCAGACGCTGCAACTTGCCGCCAAGGTCCAGGACGTGTGGCGTTACCAAGGCACATTCAAGATCGTGAAGGAATAGCACATGGCCGACCTGACCGCTGACCAGATTTTTGCCGCCGATGACCTGGGCCTTGTGCCCGTGAACGTCAAGGAGTGGGGCGGCACCGTCCACGTCCGCGTGATGAGCGTGGGCGAGATGGAGGCGTACCAGCGCGAGTTCGCTGAGAAGCGGGAGAAGATGGATTCGTGGCGGTCGAAGCTGCTTGTGTCGTGCCTGTGCGATGCCAGCGGCAAGCCGCTGTTCACGAAGGATCAGATCAGCAAGCTGGAGCAGAAGAGCGTCAAGGTGATGAGCCGGCTGTTCGACCTTGCGATGAAGCACAACGCCGTGACTGAGAAGGACGTGGAGGACTTGGCAAAAAACTGAACCTCCGCCCGACGAGGCAATTCCTGTTTCGTCTGGCGGGGCATCTCGGGATGACTGTCCGCGACATCGAGCGACGCATGAGCATGCGTGAGCTTGCGGAGTGGATGGCCTACACGAGGTATTACGAAGCGATCCCGAACCCGTGGCAGCAGACCGGACTCCTAGCGTCCGCGATCCTCGCTCCCTACTCGCAAAAAGGAAAGGCACCGAAGGCAAGCGATTTCGTTCCGGTCGAAAAGCCGCCGCAACATCGGCAGCAGATGATCGACGTGATCGAGCAGCTCAAGCGTGAGTTTGGTGAGTAGTCATGGCAAACGTCCTGTCACTGGCGATGAAGGTTTCGGCCGACGCGAGCAGCGTCCCGAAGCAACTCACGCCGGTAGAGCGGGCGTTGGCGAATCTCGGCAAGCAGGCTGAGAAAGCGACGAGCGTGCTTGACAAGTTCGCCGCTGGCTCGGCTGCGGCTGCTGCGGCGCAGGCACGGGCGGCGGGTGATTTTGAGAAGCTGGCCCAGGCTCTCGCCAGCGGCTCGGTGTCGCCGCAGGAATACGCACGCCAGTTTGAGGCGTTGAAGCAATCGGCCCAGGACACGGCGGCAGCGTTTGCAGAGGGAGCCAGAGTCACCGAGCAGGCCCGCACGGCAGAGGAACGGCGGGCTGCCGAACTGGAGCGGTTGCAGCAGTTGCTCGATCTCGGGGCGATCAACCAAGAGACATACACGCGAGCCGCAGCCGAGGCGAGCGGCGCAAACGCCGCTGCTGCTGAAGCCGAGCAAGAGCGTGCCCAAGCCGCCGCCGCTGCGGCACGCATCATTCAAGCGAACCTCACGCCGCAGGAGCGGTATGACCAGCAGATGCAGGAGTTGGCTGGGCACCTCAATGCCGGTCGGCTCTCGCAGGAGCAGTTCAACAGGGCGGCCGCTAGAGCGCAGGCAGACCTAAATGCCGTTGGCCGCGAGGCTGGCACCGCTGACGAGCGGATCGACCGGCTCAACCGAAACGTGAGCATCCTCACCAAGATTGAAATTGGCCGGCTGGCTATCGACGGGCTGCAAGCCCTAGGCAGAGCGTTCACGGCTGTAACGGGCCAAATCTCGTCCCTTGTCGCCAGCGTCAACAGCAACATCGACACCCTAAACGACTTCTCGGCTCGCACCGGGATCGGTGTCGAAGCCCTCCAAGGCTACTCGGTGGCTGCGAAACTAGCCGGCGTTGATACCGAAGCCTTCGGCGTGGCGGTTCAGAAGCTGGGCGTGAACATCGGCAAGGCCAACCCCGGCGATGCGTTTGACAAGTCGCTGCGTGGCATCGGGCTGTCCGTTGCGGAGTTGCGGTCGCTCGCGCCGGAGCAGCAGTTCGCGGCGATTGGCGAGGCTATTTCGCAGCTGCCAACCGCAGCAGATCGGGCAGCCGCAGCGGTTCAGATTTTCGGCAAGCAGGGGGCCGCACTCGCGCCGCTGTTTCGCGAAGGTGCCGCCAGTATTGACGAGTTGAAGGCAAGGGCCGAGCGGCTTGGGATCATCGTTGACCAGACGCAGGTCAACAATATCGCCGACATGAACGATGGCTTCGATCTGGTTCTTGCGACAGTGCAGGGAATCATCGGGCAAGTTGAAGGCAACCTCGCTCCGGTTGTCACCGACGTGACCAACCAGTTCTTGAAGTTCGTGGAGGAGTGGAGCGGGGCACAGGGGCAAGGTGGCACTGGCATCGCCAACGCAATCACCGACGTGCTGCTTCAAGGTGCCGAGTATTTTGCGAAAACCTTTGACGAATTCGTGAACTACTTCGGCGGTTTTACCGGCGCACTGGAGTCAGCCAGCGCGACGTTTACTCGGGTCGCCGGCGTGTTGGACGCTCTCAGCGGTACGTTCAAGGCGATTTTCAACACGTTCCAAATTATCGGAAACGGAGTCGCGTTGGCTCTCGGGAAGGTGCTTGAGGCGATAGGCAGCTACGTCAGCTCAGACCTTGAAGCGTTTGGGCAAGACCTTCAGGTGAACGCCAACGAGCAACTTCAGAGCAACCTCCAAGACCTTGAGGACGCCGGCCAGCAGATCATCGACGGCACCACGCAGGCGATATTCGGCAGCGCGCAAGAGCAGGAGGCGGCCGCAGTTGGTGCCGCCCAGACCTACGTGCAGTCGCTTCGCCAGCGGGTGGAGCAAGAGCGAGAGCCGGCGTTCAAGGTTCAGACGAACATTGACGAAACGCGAGAGCGATTCGACTCGTTCTTCGGCGGCATCGTAGACAACTCCAGTGCCGTGACCGACGCCATGCGGGAGTACGAGGCGGCAGTGTCTGCCGTCGTCGATCCCATGAACATGACGGCCGAAGAGATCAAGCGGATTGAGGAAACGCAGGCCACGGTCAACTCGCTGCTGGATCAAGAGCTGGCCGCACGGCAAGCGGCTTCCGACGCTGCCAACGCTCAGGCGGAAGCCGACCAAAAGCGTGTAGATGCCCTGCTGAAGGTGGGCGATGCCGCCAGCAAGATTGAGGAAGACCTGGCCGCAGTGGAGCGGCAGCGGCAGGCCATTGCCGCATCGGGTGATGCTGACGCCCAGGCCCGGCTCGGCCAGCTGGACGAACTGAAAGCGAAGCTCGAAGAGCAGCAGCAAGCCCTGGATCAGGGCTTCGGCAACGGATTCGCCGATGCGTTCCAAGAAGCGGACGGCGTCATTTCCAGTGCCATTGAAAAGGCCAGCGAGTTTGGGCAGGCCGGTTTCGACGCGGCCCTGCAACTGCAGGAAGGCATTCAGCAGGCACAGCAGCAGGTCGAAGACGGCATCTTGAACAAAGAAGCCTACGACGCCGAGGTGCAGCGGCAGCAGGATCTGTTCGACCAGCGGATCGAAAACGAAAAGCAGGCCGTGGCCGAACGCAAGAAGGCCGAAGAAGAGGCCGCCAAGGTGCGGCTGCAGCAAGAGCAAACGGTCAACGATCTCATCAAGCAGCAGGAGTTTGGCGGCGACAACGCCCGCATCAAGGCAGCCGAGAACCTAGTGGCCGTCGAAGCCGAGATTGCCCGTGCCCAGGAGGCCGCCAACGCTGCCCGTGAGGCCGGCGACAAGGAAGCCCTGGACACAGCCACGAAGCGGCTCGGGCAGTTGGACCAAGTGCAGGCCAAGGAGCGCGACATCGCCAGCGGGGCAGCTGCCCAGCGTGAGGCGTTCCAAAAGCGACAGCAGGACTTGGCCGCCGCCCAGGCGAAGCAGCAGGAACAGATCGCCCAGCAGCAGCAGAAGTTCCTCGAAGAGCAAGCCAAGGCCCAACAGGCTGAGTTCGAGCGGCAGACTAAGCGAATGGCCGAGCTCAACACGCTCGGCCCGCAGACGGTGCAGACGGCAGACGTGCGGACTGCCGAAGGCCAGCAGCTAGTGCTCGACCTGTTCAATCAGCAGCAAGACCCGGCGTTGATCCAAGCCCGCCTGACCAACAAGGTGCTGAACCGCATCGCCGCCAGCATCGACCGCGATCTGAACCGGCTTGGTCAGCCTGCACTTATTCTGCCGTAGGAGTCGTCATGGGCGTTGCCAGTGTCAAAGAACTGTCGCGAAAGGCTGAATACGAAATCCTCAAGCCTCGCAAACTTACCCGTGAGTGGGTGTGCGTGTTGTCCGACGATACGCTCACTGGTTCTCCGCTCTCCGAGCCGGATGTGTTCACGGCTGTGGGCGTGGATTTTTTCTCGATCCACCCGACCTACACCGATGGCCCGTACCGCGTCCGCAAGATGACGTTGACGGAGGGCTACGAAGGGTCGCCGTATCACGTTCACCTGCTCGCCGAGTACGGCATTGTCACGCAGGATGAGATGACGGCTCCGACAAACCGTTCGGCAGTCTGGGAGTTTGACTCGGCTCCTGGTGAGGTTCCGGCCCTCACATACTTTGATGGCACGACGCTGCGGCCTCTTACGAATAGCGCATACGATTACTTCCCTGGACTCGTCACGCAAGAGTCAACGGTCGTGGCGAAGGTCACGAAGAACTTTGCCACGTTCCCTAGTTCATGGGTGGCGGCACAGAACTGCGTCAACAATGCGGAGTACCTTGGTTGCCCTGCGCATGCGATCAAGGTGCAAAAGGTCACCGTGCAGACGGCGAGAGAGCAGTTTGGTGCCAGCCTTGTCAGCTACTGGTCTGCCACTGCGGAACTGCACTACCGGCAATCGGGCCACAATTTGCAACTGCCCGACATTGGGTGGAACTTCATCGACGGCGGCGAGAAGCGGCGCGCGATGGTGTTCGACTTTGAAAACTCCGAGTGGATTGCGTCTCCGAATCCGGTTGGCCTCAATGGCTCCGGTGCGTTGACCCTGGGCGTGCCGGCAATCCTAAATCGCCGCGTGAACCCCGAAGCAAACTTCTCCAGTATCTTTGGCACGCCGCCCACGACGCCGCCTGCGGTGTAGCACATGGCTGACCTGACACAGTTTGAGCTGGGGTCGGCGGTTCGCATCGCTCGCGTGGTGCGTCAGGTGGAGCAGGAGCCGAGGCGCGGGACGCCGCTGGCGTTTGATCCGGTGTTTGAGCAGCGGCAGCGGAAGGCGTTCCGCGTCTGTACCTTCACCGGTGCGTGGTCAATCGGCTCGTCCAAGACGCTGACCTTCCGCAACCAGACCACGACTCCGAACACGGTGCAGGCGACAAACCTGTTTTGGCCGATACCTGATGGCCCGCAGCGTGATTGCTCCATTTCTC